TAAAGACTGAAATAACAATAGATCCAATATAGTCTCTCTTCACGCCCATTGCACCTGTCAGAGGATTGTAGATCAAATCTGTCCACTGTCTCAGTGTCTTAAACACATACATCGAGTTAGCATCGTTTAAGTTGACTGTAAAACTAAGAGACAGATCGAATACTGTCCGATCTGGCTTTGCACCAGCATAGTTTCTAACTGCAAACTTATACCTTTGCTCGATCGGTGCAGGTGTCTTATCAACTTCTAAACCGCTGAGGTTTGTTACCTGCTGAACAAGAATTTGGCCGCCCAAAACCGGTCCTGGAGGGGTAATTAGAACCTCAAACTGGTTGAGGTAAACAGGTTCGTAATTGTTTATCCCAAACAGTGAATTTTGATAATGTGGTAATCCAGCCATTTAGTTCGTTTTCTTATTTTCTATATTTATCCGATTCTTCCTGATGCTAAAAATTATCAATTACGCAAACTGGATGAATCCTCCTGCTGCGATACCTCCGGTTCTAGTAACAGTAATTCTGTTGATGAACTTCTGGATTCCTCTAGCAGGTTCAAGAATTACGTCGATGATACCGATATTTTGATCGATTACTGAAGGAGGGTTGTTTGAAGCATCCATGATTACCTGGTAAGCATAAATTCCTCCACCAGATCTAACCCCGTCAAGGTAGTTGTCCACCAGAGTCTTAATTTCAAGTCTGATAGAATCCTCGTTGAAGTCGAATAGGTAGTTAGAAAGAATTTGTTCTACGTCGTTCTCTACGCTGATCAGTAGATCTCTTACGTGAACTAGACTGAATGCAGAATTAACTGTTTGGTAAGCAGTCTGGTTACCGAAGATAACAACTCCAAGTCCTCTCTTTTTGATGATTGGGTTGATACCGAAAGGCTCTAACCATCCTCTATCTTCTAGAGTGAAATCATATTCAACTCCGACTAGGTTTGTTCCTGCGATTGTTCCTCTCTTCTGACCTGCCACAATAGCGTATGGTTCACCGTTTGCAAATTTAGCAACGAAGTTGTTGGAAACAAATGCTGCTGGTGGAACGTTTACGTTTCTGTTGTTCTCTCTTAGAGTGATATAAGGAGCGTAATATGCTGCAAAAGAAGCACCTAAAGCTTGAGTAGGTAGAGAGAAAGTGTATGTTGGGTTCAGAGAAAGATTACCTCCGTCTGCAATATATTGAGTTTGTAGAGATGGATACGGATCAGCTGCAGTAGGAGCTGCGGTAAATCTAGGATCTACAGAAGCCTGGAACTGAGCCATTGAAGGAGCATTGATCAGAGCAAGAGCTTGTCCTCTCATCATCGCCAATTTACTCAATTGAGACTTAGAGTTAGGTAGGATTACTCCGCTGAATGTATCAACGATGTATCTGAATGAGATAACGTCTTTAGTTGCGAGTGTTGCTGCAATGTTCGTGTTGTACATTACATCTAGGATTACTTCTACTCTAGCATCAGTTCCGTTTGGCCTGTGGAAGTCGTTGAGTTGGAATCCTTCTAGATAAGTAAAGTCAAATGATGTGGTGAACTGAGGAATGGATTGGAACTTTTGAACTTGAAGTCCTGTATTTCCTCCTGAGTAGAAGTAGATAGGTCTTGCAGTTGTTACGGTTACAATGTTATTCAAAGATGTAGTAGCCACCGAAGTAACCTTAGTCAATCTCTGTTGTCTGTTAGTATTCTCAATCTGACATAGATCTTGGTCAGTAGAAACTAGCAGATCTCCTACAGATACAGTGTATAATGAACTGTCCATCTTGAATGAGGTAACACTAGTCTTTCCTGCGATTCCCCCGTTAACGTCGATGTATTCGTTAATACTTCCAACAGAAGAAATGATATCCAATTTATTTGTTGCAGGATATCCAGCAAATTGTCCATTATCTATAGAAGGGAAAGATGATCCGAAGTTGGTAATTCCCTCTAGCGTGTTGCCTGTTCTAGAAATGTTGGTGTACCCAAATGCATAGTAGATTGAATATTGATCCCTGTCAACGTCCTGGTTGTAAGAAAGATACTGAAGGTTTGTACCTGCCGCATTCTTATAGATTGTATCTCCGTCCTGTAGTTCTGCAAAAAGAACGTTCTGGTAGAAAGGAGTGGTGATCTGTCCAACTAGTGCATTAGCATATCCGGTTGGGGCAGAAGTAGAAGTTGCTCCGGTTCCACCTGGGCCTAGTGTATATTGAATCCCTAGGGAATCAGAAGCACCGAACTGGTAGGTTGCAGTTGCTCCAATATCTCCAGTTATTCCAAAAGGAGCATAGGTTGTAGTTCCATAATCTGAAGCAAGCGGAGTTACTATAACACCAAGGTTTCTATATTGGGTGGTGTCTAGAGGGTGGGTAAATGCGATCTGCAGATTTCCATTAACCTCGTTAACGTTAGCAACTTTAAGTTTTACTAGATCCCCTTGAGCGAATTGATTTATAACGGAACCCGTTAGTCCTCCAGGGAGAGTCGTGATTTGTCCAACCACATAAGGATTGTAGCTAGCTGTAGGAGTTAAGAAGTCCTTCAGATCTAAAAGATCTGCTGCAGACATTCCAGAGAAAGGTCCAGAAGCTCCAGTAACTCCAATTAAGAAGTGAAGTCCTGCAACATATAGGTTGGGATCGTAAGGTTGGAATCCATATAGAGAAACCCCTGCTGTTCCACCAAAAGTAGAGGATGGCTTGAAGCCAGGAAGACAGTATAAGCTACCAACTGGTCCGGTTTCCCCTGTCGAGTCGGTTAGGATTGAATAGTTTTGGGTGTAGATATAGTCTTGAAGAAGATTCTGATCATAAGACAGGAAATTAAGCTTCGCATCAACAATATCTCTGTCTCCAGAAAGTTCGTCGATTAAGTGGTTTCCAACTAGATCCACTTTATAAGGATTAGTACAAAGATTTTCTAGAGCTTGCTCATCAACTGCACAGAATAGTCCATTACCTGGGGTATTGTTGTTGATCAGGGTCTGAATATACTCGTTATTACCATTTAGGTTAACGAAATCGATAATCAAACATCCTGTTGTAATAGAAATGATCTGAACGTCCTGTTGATTCAAGAAGTTGGTCATTTGACTCTTGATAAATCCATTAGGGGTAAAGAATCTGCTCCACTGAGGATCTTGAGAAAGAGCAACATAGTCTGTCCAGTCTCCTGCAACTGCAATTACATCTATAAACCAATCAGAAATGTAGTCATAAGGGTTAACATAAGACGGAACATTACCTGCTCCATACCAATCGATTGCAAAAATATCATATCCCTGTAGAGGAGGATTAGCATCTGTTGATTTTCTAACTATGACAGACATAGCAGTAGAACCAAGATTTACTAGGTTGAAAATTCTTCCCTGATCTACAATAGATCTAGTTGCCAAGAAATAGTTGGTGTCTGCATACCAGAATCTCTCCTTGTTGTAGTACGAGGCTAAAAGCCTATCCGTGAGGACTCCGTTCGGCTGCTCAGTGTCCACAGAATACCCAAAATAAGGGGTTTTATCTGCAGTTGGACTGGAGTCATCGTTGTTGAGTCTAAGTAGATTCAAAGCGAAGACTGGGCCTGCGTTTAGACAGGTGAAGATAGATCTTTGAAAGAAAGAACCCTTAGCTTCGAGTGTTCTATCGATGTCCCCAAAGATAGCCAGAGCCGTTGTGACGTCCGGAATGTACACGGGAGCATTGAAAGGACCTTTATTAGAGAATCCCACGACCAGACGAATGGTCTGTGTTGTTAAGATGACGTTCGCTGACGCATCGAACTCCAAGGTATAAACTCCAGAAGCTTTAAATTGGGATAAATCAAGTTTGACTTTTTGTGCCATTATTTAGTGATATTTTTTGCTTTGTATATATCTAACCGCATTCCCATAAAAAGTGGGCTTACTAGTTCGATTTATATATCTAAGGGGAAATGATTTTTAGAGGAGAGAATTGAAGGAGTCGTAGAATCCTCCATCTTTAGTCTTCATCTTGCTGTCCGACTGTGCCCCGTTTTCTCCGTCGACTTTAATTTCAATCATTCTTCTGTAGGTAGAATCAATTTCATCGTAGAGATCCTCAATTAGATCGTTAAAATCACTGGATTCAAAGAGAGCAGAAAGGTTGACTAGTGTCATTGCAACGTCGTCGTGTCCGGACTGAGAGGAATAAGTTCCCCTGCCGTTCATCCCGAAAGAGAATAATTCTGCAATCGTCCACTTCTTTTCGTTGATGATGACTCGATTAGTTCTAATAATCTGTCTCAACGACTCGCAGTATTTTAATTTATTATTTCCGCTATATTTAATTCCCGGTTTTTTAATCCTTGCAGTTTCGCTGTGCTTTGTATAAACAAAAATCTCCTCGGTAATTGAATCGTTGTTCAGAAGCTTATCCATCAGAAGTTCCCCTTTGTAGTTTAGCTCCAGCAAAATTTTAACTCTGTCCGGCTCGAAAATATCGACTATTGTGCTCTCAACCAGCTTCTTAAAGTCTTCGATTTGAACCTCGTTGTCACGATAGACTCCAACTTGAAGCAGGCCGAAAAAATCAGACTCATCCTCAAAATCATCTAAATCTTCTATCACCTTTTTTGGGAGGGGAACAACCTTGAAAACGTTCATGACGGTAAAATCCCCGCCACCTCCTCCGGCGAGATCGATGGAGAGAACAAATTTTCTTCCCGATTGTTCAAGAGAGTTAGGGTCAAATTTTGGGTGCCATTTAAAGTTTGCATATCTTATTCCGAGGTCTTCAAAGGCTTCGACTTCTTTCCACTCATACTCGGTTTCGTTGGCCTTGATTCTCTGAAGTTCCTTAGATCCCAGCAGAAGAGTAGATGAACTTAGAAACTGATTTCCGTATTCCTGATTGAATAACTCCTCACTGCCTAGGTTTGCAATCTCATTCTTCTTCCACTGATCGTCTCTTCCTGGAACTTGCCACCAGTCGACCCGGACTGGATTAAATGTGTTTTCTCCAGTCAGTGCTCCCTGATAGATCTCCCAGAATTTATTCTGTCCATTCGGGGTAGAAGTAATGATAATTCTAGACACCTTGGAAGAAGAAACCGTTGGGTAAGTTGATCTAAAGAAAGATTCGATAAAGTTTGGGTGAATGTGAGCAAACTCATCCATGTATAGGAAGTGGATGGTAAAACCAATAGCTGATGTTTTAGTTGTCGTTTTAGCAATCGCTCTGCATCCGTTGTCGAACTTCATCGACATGACGTTGTTCACCACTATCCCAGGCTTTAGAAAGAAGGGGAGTCCTTTCACAATCGCCTTGATCTTGTCCATCAATTCTTCTGCAGTCGATCCGACGTTGGCTAGGATCATCGCATTCTTATCGTGGTTGAATAGCAGATACCAAACAAGGATGATCGCAGAGGTGATAGATTTTCCAACCTGTCTTGGGGCTAGGAAGACGTTAAATCTGTGATTCTGATATTCCTTCAGAACGGATGTTTGGTAGTCCCTTAGAGTAATGTAGTTTAGACCTTCGTCTGTCATTACCTGACAGTACTTGGAAAAATATGTTACGTCTTTGGCACACTTTTGAATCTCGAGGATCTCCTCCTTCGTGTACTCCCATAGGATATTTGCCCGCTTGAGATCGGGATTACCGTCGTGAAAGGGATTATCTACAGACTTATAGTCCAGTCCAAGCTCCTCAATCTTCCAGAGTAGTTCATCCACTTTCTCCGTCGACCAATAATTACTTTCTATTTCTTCTTCAGCACTCATTCAGAGTTAATTAAAGAGATCGTCCTCGACCTCAAATCCATCTTCTTCTCCAGAGTCAAGTTCCTCCCTAGTGATAGAAAGCTCCGCTTTTCTCTTAGCATTGACTATTGCATTCTCGTTGGTCTCTTCCGGATGAACGTCTTCAATCTCAGTTCCTAGAATGTCTCTAAGACCCTCCATAAGACCCTTCGTTCCTCGAACTTTGATTCCGGTTTCCATCTGATTTGGGGTTCCGAATGCGGGGGTTCCTTCCTCACCATTATACTCCATTCTCATTCCACCTGCATAGGCCTTCTTTTCCCCCTCAGTTCTAAGTCTGATGTAGCTTTCCTCCATCTTGTTCATGTACTGCTGATAGTCTTTAGGCATCTGCATGATCTGTGACTGGAGCTGCGCTAGCACTTCAAACATCCTTGGGTTTGCATTTCCAAGGTCTATTTCCTCCAGCAGTTTAGTGATTGCGTGCTGAGCAGTCTTCAGCTGAAGCATCATCGAAGAGATGTTCATCGCATCAATCTTCTGCTTATAGTTCACATAGTCTGACTTTTCAATCAGATTTTCACTCAAATAAAAGTCCACGATGGAGGTCATCAGCAGTCTAGCGTCGTTTCCAACGTCAGACTTTGCGCTGGCAAAATCCATAATGTCAGTTGTCTTCATTCTGGGAAGTTCAGACGGGGAAATTCCCATATCGTCTAGCCCTTCTTCCATGAGAATTTGATCCAGTGTAGACTTGATGTTTTCCTGGACGACCTTCTCTGGTTTTGGTTTTCTTCTTGGCATATATTTCCGATTAAGAAATTACTTTCTGTTGGCAAATTTAGGAAGCTTAAGCTTCGGTTGAGCGTTGTCAATGACGTGAGCCAGCTGGGCATCTCTAACGATGTTCTGGTTTAAGACGATGGACTGCTTGTCTATATCTATCATCTGCTTAAATAGTCTGATATTGCTGATGAAGAGGGGTGAGGTCATCACCTTGTAAGAGTTATTGTCAGTTCCGTAGTATGGGCTGTTCAAATCGGTGTTCAGGTCTGGCTCTGCAGCAAAGGTGTAAGGGGCGGATAGGGATCTAACATACTCGTGCACGTTGATCAGACTGCTGGACTGTTCCTGTGGATTTGTTGGATCGTAGGACATCTCCCACATGTTGATCGCAACCTGTTTATATTTGTTGGAAACGTTAACAACCATCGCATACCAATCTCCAAATACTGGTGTAAACTGAAGAGGGGAGTTGATGATTAGATCATTGAGCACAACTTCAACACTACCTACTCCCAAGTAGCTAGAGTTAGCGGGCTCATTGACCCCAGAATGGATTATGTCGATCCTAAATCCTTTTACGGATCCATTTGTGCTGATGTACAATCCATTCAAGAAGTTTCTGGCCTGAGCCTTCTGCATCCTCCAGGAAGATCTATTCTGAGCCATCGGCATATTTGGATTGGCAACAGAGAATTGGAATTCGTTGATGACAGATCTAACTCTAAATCCACCTGTGTGGTTTGCATCTGCCGAGATGGCAACATACCCTTCTGGATTTTCAGAGTAGGATCTCCACTGCTGAAGTCCGTGGCGATAAGGGTGTGTGCTGTAGATGATCTTGGTGTCATCCTGAGAAACGACCGTGATAGGCAGAGAAGGGTATGCCTTCTTAGTCATCTTAGATTGATCGAAGTAGTTTCTAATGTTAAACCAAGCAGTGTAAGCTAACTCACCGGCCTCTGTTAGAATAGGAAGGGTTCTGTATCTCACAGCTTGTCTGTATTCCGAAGGATCATAGATAAACTCTGCGTTGTACTGGAACGAATCAGACATATCGTAGTAGTGGTTGAACACTATCGTCCAGTTGTTGTTTAGATCGTATCCAACTATCGGGAGGTCGTTGTAGAGATAAGACCTAATCGGGTCTGGATCTCTGTTCTGAGTGCTTGTGACGTACTGCTGAGGCTTGGTCAATTTCTCCTCCTCTGCTACCGTCTCTGCTCCAAATAGGGTCTGAGAATTTAGGGCAATTCCATCCAGCTGCTCTTTGTATGCTGGATCGTTGAAGTAGGTGTTGGACTTCGGCTGGTACTTCTTCAGCTCAATCTTAAAGTAGACCGGAGAGTACATAAAGTCTCTGAAGAGATACATCGAGTTGATCTCGTATATTCTGTTGGTCAGAGGGAAGTAGATAATGTCTCTCTTTCTAGGTTGGGCACCCCTGCCGAAGAAGGACTCAAAGTAGATCTTATCGATATGAATCTCGAACGGCTCTTCAAACTGGAGTCCAAACGGATCGAAGTTGATCTTGTTGTCGGGGAACTGGTTCTGAGGAACCATCACTTTGACGCACTTCTCGTCAACAACATCATAGAGGGTAAACTCCTTCAGAATCACATCCTTAGATCTCGACTGAGCCTGCACAGAGTAGTAGTTTACCTCCCATCCGAACAGCTTGTTCACAGAAAGACTAAGATCTTGATATAGATTCAGTGCAGAGTTAACCGCATACGGATTGAATGTTATCTGGGTACAGTCTGTGTTGAAGACGACTGGTCGGTTGCTTCTCTCTTCCGAGCAGGAAGGAACTGGATTTCTGATGATCTCGTTGGTCGGATCAAAAGGAAATGCATAGGTCACATCCAGTGTGAAGTCTATGATAACAACCGACGGAGAGATCGGCTGATCCACTTGATATGCTATAGTTCCATCGTTGTTCTTGACGGTTGAGGTAAATCTAAATTCAGGGTAAAAAGGTTGATCCGGATCTAGCTCAATAAGGAAAAGATTGGACTTTTCGTTGGAGGTGTTAGACTGAGAAATGCCGGTAATGGCGGTTCCAACATTGGTCCAGAGGGACCAAGTTTCACCGTCGACAGAATATCTAAAGTCGATGGAGATATCCTGAGTGTCTAGATCTACCGGATTGGAAGACGTATTTAGGCAATCAATAATCCATCCATTTAAAGAGGAGACGTTGCGGTAGGGCTTATCCCAACTTAGAACCCTATAACTTCCTATGTAGGTAAAATTGAGTGCAGAATCGATCTGCTCCTTCCTAAGGGCGAGCCATTCTGCCCCCGACACGTCAATGTAGTTGTCACCGCAGGGTGCATAATAATAAGCTGTTCCTCCTTCAGGGTAGGGAATACCTTGAATGTGATATCCGTTACACCCTATTTGGGCTGCTCGAGCTAGAGCTCCTTCTACGGTCGTAAATAGATCATCGGTCGAAGACGGAGGTGGCTTCGCAGTGTTTGGAAGATCGTCGGCATAGGCATACCTCGGATCGGTGATGTCGTACTGCTCACCGTTTCCGTTATAGACCGGCTGGCCCTCTTTGGGAAATCTATTTTCTGGGTAAAATGTCATCTAGTCGAATATATTTAGGGATTGACCCTATTATATATCCCGGTCGAAATAATCCATCGAGTAAAAATAGATTCGGGTCGAAGTGAAAATATAATCTAGGTACAGCTATCTATGATGAATGATTTTTTTATCTTTTATAAGCTATCACATTCCTTCCGCTATAAGTTACGGAGTATCCTTTACCTTCCAGATAGTCTTTAACCTCCGTGTTTGAATTTTTTCCTATATTTTCATTCTCATAGACTAAGATCTCGGGAAGTAGACTAGGCTCGATAGTTAAAATTAATTTGTCATCAAGACCTTCAACATCAAGATGAATCCATCTAACTGGTCCATCTGCTGAGGTTTCCTTTATCAACTGATTAATAGAGACTGAGGATCTATTTGTCGAAGTTATCAAACCTGGATTAACCCAGGTTTCAATACTTTCTTTTACTATCGAATTTGTCCATCCTGCCCCACCTTCATAAAAAATAACATCGGATCCGTCCTCAGTTACAAGATCTCTTCTACATCTTATCCAGCTTTTATTATCGTAGTATTTCAATAAATCAAAATACTGAGCGTCAGAAGCTTCTATTAGGGTTCCTTTTATTAACCCCTTATTAATAGGTCCAACCCATTCTCCGGTCATTCCATTATGAGTTCCTATAGCTAAACCATTTGATCCTCTATTGTTAAGAGCCCATATTTCAAATAACTGGTGCGCAAAATCTCCATGTGAAAATGCATCCCATTTCCAATCTATAATCTTGTTACCTAGAGAGTCAACGACTTCTAATGTCGTATAGGTTAGCATTGTATAGCTACTCCAAACTCCAGGAAATAAATCAGTAGACCAAAGTATTCTTCCAGATAAGTCTTTATGCATAAGATGCAACGGGAATTGTTCGATAGAATAATATTCTCTAGCTCTTTCATCTAAAGAAACGACAATTTTTCCCTCGTGATCAGTTCCTTGAGGAGGGGTATAATTAAAATTTATCATATATTTTTTGAATTGTCCCTACAATTTTATTCGTGTCGGCTTTATTTTTTCTTAAATATCAGTTTGACGTTATCTCCAGATTGGTAGTGATTTCCGATTAGCTCCCAGTCGGTTTTATAGTTTTTGACCCAATGATAGGGTAATGCTCCCTTTCCAATAACATCATAGTTAATATCTACTGTTTTGGTTTCTGCAAGGGATCCTTCATAAAAAATATTCCAGTAGACAATTGTTCCATTGAAATAATTATCATCAATCACGCAGATAGATCCAGAGGGCATCTTATCCTTAATTGCTGAAAATTCTAACCACCCGTGCAACATGGAGGGAACTGGATTTGGTATTTCTAGGTCCCAAGAATCTAGATGAACTAAATTTGGATTTCCACTATAACTATTTAGATATTCAACAGAATCACCAACGTGGAAATTAACTAAAATTCCAGGAAATAGATTCTCATAAAAAAATTTACTTTTTTCTATACTCTCGGGGATAATATCAACAGTACTTATTTTTCCTCCCTTCTCCTGGCAAAAATGACCTAGGTAAATGCCAAAATCTTCATATCCTCCGTGTGTACATCCGGTTTCGATACACTCTACATAATTAAAATTAAAATGTTCTTCTAGAATTAAATCTAGTATTTCAGCTTGTTTAATCCGAATTGGATTATCAATGTGTTGTTTAAAAAAATCTAACGATTTGCTCATAAAAAGGGTTTTATTTGGTCTATGACCATCTGAGGGGTTATTGACGTATGGCATTCGAACTGTCTTTCGGTTCCTTTGTGTCTAGGACACCAGTACCAATCTCCAGCATCAAAAGGGTATTCGATGTTAACTTTATTCCAGCATCCATGACAGACAGATTTGTTAGTTATTCTTATGTAATCAGGGAGAGAGAGATCAAATTCGTGACAATCCTCGGTAAAATTCGAGATCATTGCAACTTTTTTTCCAAGAGCATGTGCTAGCCAGGATAGTCCCGAGGAGAGTCCGATGAAAAAATCTGCATGCTGCAGGTAGTTAACGGAATCTTCTAGAGAAACATCTAGCTTATTATTTGCTTTCGATGGAACAGTATTTAAGTAGGGATAGTTCCCAAACAGTTCTGATTTTTCTATCGTCACTGGGGTGTATCCAAATTTTCTTAGCATCACACAGAGGTCATTCCAATATGGACTATTTACTTGGGACTTAATTCCGTCTGGATGATTCCAGTATTTTAACTGGGATGTAGAATGTATTCCTAGAACAGCATATTTATTTTTTATTGGTTTATCCGAAGATTTAACATTTATGACGGGTCTAATGTAGGGAGCATTTTCAAATCCAAGCTGTTCTGCATATCCCTCCTGGATGCTCTTAAAGAAAAGGTACTCCAATTTAATTATTTCATCAAAGAAAACATCATCCTCTTTCCCAACAAAAGATAGATTAGGATAAGAATTTTCTAACATGAATTTAAATTTTTTATTAATTCTAAAAAAAACATTAACCCTATGTTTTTTCTGGTACTCAGAGACATAAGGAACGCAAGCAATGGTGTCTCCTAGGGAATAGGATAAAATTTCTATCAATACATTTCTCATAACAGATGCTGGATCCTTTCTATCACCATTTCCGGAGTTATTGATATGTGGCACTCGAACTGTCTATCTGTTCCCTTGTGCTCGGGGCACCAGTACCAGTCTCCTTTATCGAACTTAAACATTGGATTATTCCAGCATCCATTACATACAGAAGAATTTGTTATCCTTGTGGTGTTATTGGTGAATTCGTGTCCGTCTTCCGAGAAATTGGAAATCATCACAACATGTTTGTTCACTGCCCAGGCTAGCCAGCTAAGACCAGATCCAAGTCCTATATAGAATTCAGAATGGTAGATTTGGTTCATTCTCTCCTTTAGGGGTTTATCCCCAGTCCAATCTAGTAATCCGTCTACCCCAGAAAAATCTTCCTTCTGAATTACAGCAACTTTATATCCTTTTAAATTTAGATAATCGATTAGGGTTTGCCATCCCCTAGGATTTGACCACTCCTTACATCCTGCGGTTGTACTCATACCTATGGTGATGTATTTTTCCTCAATTGGTCTTTCGCTGGGCGTGAATGCTAATCTTGGTCTAATCTCTTTGAAATCTAGACCAAGAATGTTAGTTGCTGCCTTCTGCAAAGGAATTGTGCTAGGAAGAACCGGTTCCTTTTCTTTGTCATAGAACCACCCGAGTCTATATAAAGCTTTGATACCATGGACTACATGCCCAGGATTAACAAATTCAATTTCCGGATACTGTCCCAAAAACATCTCGTTTCGGAAGGTACAAACTATAACATCGCATTCGTGCTTCTTTCTAAATTCTTCGCAATAGGGCATCCAGGCTAAAGTGTCCCCAAGAGAGCTAGATTCAAAGACTATAAAAACTCTAGTCCCTTTTAAATCTAGAGTAGAGTCAATTATTTTTTCTTCCCCTCTATAAACTTCAGCTCTCCATTTTGAATAGTACCTCTGGTTTAGTTTAATAAACATGTCATTGGATAGGTCTGAGGAATACACCTCCGTATTGTCCTCCCCTATAACTTTGACTTTGAAGGTTTCTTCTAATCTGGTTGTCAGATTTAGGTAATATCCATCTACGTTATGGGTAGAAATTTCTACTGGTGTTTCTGCTGGCTGATTTATTTCAGAATCACCAAAAGAATCGATATATCTCCTTCTGAACTCCTCGCTGGTGGGGGAGGACATATCATAGATTTTTCCGTTAATTTCTATAGTCTTGTTCCCTTTCATATTAAAATCCTCTTTATTTTATTATTATGCTGGTTTCCTAAAAATAGAAATACAATCGTTACCGTTCCAGATTCCGATACTTTCGAATTGGATAGGAGTTTGGGAAATTATTTCCATTCCATGAGACTCCACCATAGATTTAAAATCCTCTGGGTTCATATTTGATCTACCTGCAATGTTACTAAAGGAGAGATCGTTCCCGCCATAGAGCCAAGAATGATGAATAAATCCGTGGCCTCCTGGTTTTAATACTCGATAAATTTCAGCTAGATATTCATCGATAACATTCCTATGGAAGTGAACAAAACTGTCGTAGGAAAAAACTAGGTCTTGTGAATTTTTTCTAACCGAGGGAATTGATTTTCCATCGTTTACAAAATAAGCCAAAACGTGATGCCCTAGTTTTTCCTTAGTCTTTTGAATACAAAGGGGGTTTAAATCTACCACCAGAAGTTCTCCGGCTAAAATGGAGAGAAATTGGGTAATTCTACCAAATCCAGGAGCTATCTCTAAGATTTTTTTTCCTCTAAAATCCTTTATACTATCAAAAATATGGGTATTCCAGAGTGCTTCAGTTGTTCCAAAAGGGCCGGACCACTCGTGTCCTCCAGCAGACCAGATTTTTTCATCGTTCCAGTATTTTTGTTCTTCTATATTATAAAATTTTTCCATTTTTATTTTTTTTTATTTTTCAATTCCTAGTGAATTAAGGAGTAAATTAGAATCTTGTAAAGGATCTCCAGTTAAAAATACGATCCCAGGATAGTCTTCATATTTGTTCTCGTATGTCGGTAAGTTAAAAATAAAGGTTGGAATTTGATATTCCAAGGACTCTTTAATAGATAATGGATTTAATTCCATATTTGAAGTGAATAGATGAACGTCAGATGACTGCAAAAAAGTGTCTATATCGTCTCTTTCCCCCAAAACTACGCAATTATCGGGTTTAGTCTCCATAATGGGTTTCCAGTAGTGCTCGAAGTTTCCGGCCTGATTACCAAGGAAGTGAAATTTAATCTTATAGTCTTCAAGAATCCTTGCAATTTCAAAAGCATATCCTTGATTTTTACCCGGAGTAAAAAGTCCAATATTAACAACGTGTTTGTATTCTGGATCCAAATCTAGGATTGCCCTACTTTTTTCTTTCTCTGGAGATTTAATATCTATTGGATATTCGATCAAATCAAAGGGAACCCCGATATCTTTAAAAGTCTTAGCGCTAAAGGGGGAAACAAAGATAAATTTATCAGGAAAAAATCTCTTCTGCCCTGGATTAGAATGAGAACTGTGTGTCGTCTCGAAGATTTTATATTTTCTATCTTTAGAGTATAATTTCTTTAAAATATGGTCAGGAATAAAAGTTTCCGAAAATTCTTCTATCATTAGATAGTCTGGTCTATAATCTTCAATAGAATTAAATAAATCATATTCCTTATTTTCTGATAGAGAAATAAATTTTTCCCCTAACATCTCAATAACCCTATTTCTCTGGACGACGAAAGACCAGGCAATACAGTCCCATTCAACTACTACAATATCATAAAAATCTCTGAGTAGTTCAACTTTCTTCGCAACTACCTGAGGACATCCACCGGTAGACATGTGTGGGGTTATAATCATTAAAGTCTTCATTCTTTCCAAAAATTTAATGTTCTCAATGATCCATCTCCGTGATAAAGGGTAAAACCTCTAAATCCTAATCTATTCATCCTTTGAACGAACCCGTCTTGAAACTGGTCGAATTCAGTGTATGTTTTATGGAACTCCGCAGATAAACACCTAAGAGATGCTAGGTTATCGTCAGTGATCGAAGTTAGTACATCAACTTCACCACCCTCAATGTCAATCTTCATAAAATCTATCTTAGATTCCATTCCGTTAAAAATCTCGTTAATACCAATAATAATAACCCTCTCGGAGTGTATTATGGGTCTTTGATTCAACAGCAAGTCCTGATCCTCACTAGTTCCTCCTCCGATATGGGTAAAATCAGTATGAATTCTAAAAGTGGTGAATCCATTCTTTCCTCCAACGGCATTCTTATAAACTAATGTTCTTGGACCTCTATTTTTAATTAAACAATTAAAAGTTGGGGTTACCGGCTCGAAGGAGATTACCTTTGAAGCTCCTCTTGTTTCCGCTCGATGTGCAAATATTCCAATGTTTCCACCTAAATCTAAAACGACATCCCCCTCTCTGATATAGCATCCATATCTCTCGTAATCGCACCCGATATCATCATGGACGTAATGATTAAACATTTCATACCATTGGAAATTATTAGCATCGAATTTTCCTTCCCTATATAAATCAACAGAAAATCCCTCGTTTTCTTTTTTTAGATCCCTTAGAACCTCATTTCCTTCTGGTGATAAAGTCCAGATTTTTTTATTATTTTCCATTTTCTTCCAATATGTTTTCTATTTTATGTAATACGCTATGAATTGAAGGATGGCACTCGAATGTTGGTTTATTTTCTAAACATCCTATTAGAGGGGGTACCCCCTGTATCGAGTCCCATTCTTTAACCCCGTATTTTACATCACTAGCACAGTTTAATCTGCAATTTCCTGCAATATAATATTGTTTATATGATTGGCTGTTCTTTCTATAAGGCAATCTGAACTCGGGTCTAATCGAGGATCCAAGCATTATTATCTCGGAGTCAGTTGTTCCTGCCAAATGCAGAAGACCTGAATCCATAGTCACAAATGCCATCGAGTTATTTATTAGGTGCCAAGCCTGAGAGATTGTGGTTTTATTCATCAGATTTAATCCATTCTCAATTTCAAAATTAAAGATTGGTTTTTGTACATTAAAAAATCCGGTCTCAGAAGAATCCTTTCCGATTGAAACTACACTTATTCCTCTCTTATTTAGAAGAGAGGTTAGCGTAACCCAATTCTCTGCGTTCCAAGTTCTGCTCGGCCAAGTTTGTACGGGATGAATTAAAACATACTTAGAAGGTAAATTTTCAATGTTTTCATAAGGATCAGGGATATAGTCATATTCTAATTCGTCATTTCCTAACATCATGCCTAGTTTAATCGCATGAAACTGCCTGATGTCTATGGTGTTATGTTTTACCTCCACCCCAGATTGGTCTTTTTTCCCCAGATTATAGAAAGTATTATGATAGTTATAATTTTCTTTCATATATTCAATGTTGATTGAATCTGGATTATAAATTTTCTCAACGTATGGATTATTTGCAAAAATCTCTCTGAAGTTTGATATAACAGTGATTTTTTGGTTATATGATTTATACAGCTTTCTTAAAACAGGGGTAGCTGCAATATTGTCTCCCAAAGCTCGGCATTCGCTTAAATCTAAACAGATTTTTTTCATATCAATTTTTCTCCCATTCAAATCTAAATTTCCAATCTCTAACACAAATAAGAGCTGGATTTAGCAGTTCTCCTTTATATGCAATAAACTCTGCTTTGTACCAGTCATAACTTAAAAAATAATAATTTGGATTTATTTCCCAGGATCTTTCTGTCCCCCGGTCCTCGTTATGATCGGGTCTTTCTCCTGGATTCTGTATCCTCAGAAGGGAATCTATTTTCCAAAAAGCTGACTGATGGTTATAGTAATACATTGATCCAGGATTAAATTTACGGATTTCTTTCCCGCTGATAGAGTCACCGGTTCTACCTAAGTTGTAAGAATACCAAGGTAAATATTCATTTATATGGATACACTCTATCCCATCAGAATTAAATAGATCATACGTCTTTCTGAAAATATTCGAATCTACTTTAAAAAGAGGCCAAAAGTCATCCTGTGTGTAGAATATAGAGTCATACCCTAAGGATTTCAAATGTTCTAAAGCGGCAATTAACCGGGTAGAAAAATTATAAGGGGGATCTCCTAAATATCCAAATTTCAGAGTTTGGAATCTTTCGTCGGTAATAAAGTCTTTTTCCTCCGTTAGAACATAAATAGGAAATTCTAGATCCCAACACCAATTAAAATGATAAGAAAGATGAAGTCCTTCCCAAAGATTTTCATATTTATCACATGTTTGGATCAGTACACAGGTCTTCATTTTTAAAAATTTATAATTATTGTTACCTTTCCGAACTCAAACCAGTAGTGAGGTAAATTGATCTCCAATAAAAGATCGGACACCTCTTGTTTTAGACTTAAATCTAGCTCTAATATTATCTGCCTCTTAGGTAAGGAGGAAAGTCTTTCCCTTAGATCGAGAATTTGTTCTATAGTTTCGACCCTGTAAATTAAATAGTCTGCATCTGGGGTAAATTCAAATCTTAGATCATGGTCAAAATACAAATCTTTTAGAATCTCTATCTCCCCTTTATTTATAGATGAAGAAAAATACTCTACCACCTTTGTGGATTTGTCCAAATTCAAAGAGGAAAGATAAAAAGGGGTTGTATGTGAATAAATTCTATCGTAATAGTTCTCGATAGAATTTAGAAAATTTCGACTCTTCCTTTCCTCTGATTCCCTCATCATAACTTCATGTTCTTTTAAATTTTCTAAACTAGTAGTCTGGATTTTAGAAATAGAATTACTTCGATGTGCATAAGTATGGAGAACTCTAGGTAAATATAAGAGCATTCCTTTTTCCTCGTTTATTAGGGTTTTACAAATGTCTTCCGCACAAAATTCCCACTTATGTTCCGGATCAAATAGGTCAATATTATTTCTCCACGCTCTGCAGTCTCCTATATTATATTCTCCAGGTAAAGAAAGAGTTTGTTTTTGGATGAAGTTACATCTGTCCTTATAATTAATCATCCGGAAAGAATGAAATCCTCCGTGAACGGATCCCCATCTTAAAACTGAATTGGTAGAGATCATCTGTACCTTAGGAAACCTATCAAAATTATACCGATAAACTTCTAGGAGTTTCGGATGCATTAAATCGTCTGAATCCTGGACTAGAAAAATATCCCCAGTCGAATGAGAGGTCGGGGGGTTCCAATAGAACTCCTTCTTAAAAGAAGGATGGACTAGTTTGATTTTTTCGGAGGATTCCACAAGAGACTGTAGTCTCGGTAGAACCTCTTGGTTCTCGCTGAAATCGTCCGAAATAATCCACTCCCAATCCTGATAAGTCTGCCCAAGCACAGATTCAACTAGATCATCGAACGTGTCTAGGTAATTATAGAATGAAGTAAAGATTGTAAACTTCATGCAGGAAAAAATTATCCTTTAGAGGTGTATAGTCCTGTTGTAAAATCTAGATCACCATCTCCGTACTTCTGAACAGTCTCGTTAACTAGTCTCTGTTCTTCCATGCTTAGATTCTCAGACTCTTCGTAGGCATGAGATAGATCCTCTTGGACAGATTTCAACTCCAGGTCAATGAAGTGTTTTTTGATGTTTAATCTTCCGATTGACTCGACGTTTGCACGGATTTTTTCTCTTAGGATTAGAATATTGTCCAATTCCTCTTGTGATATCTTAATAGGTTCTGCCATAATATTACTTTTTATCTATCTTCATATCTAACGAAATAAAAAAAGTTTCAACAAAAAAACCGGATATTCTCCGGTTTTTAGATGATGAATTCGATCTCTCGAAAAGATTATGCTTTTAAATCTCCGGAAAGATACCAGGTATTTGTCTCTGTTTTAGTGAGGGTTACCGTTGAATACTGTGAGTTCAGATTAAAGTAGCTCTGTGGAGATCTAAGCGTTGTTCCAGAAGCTCCAGTGATTCCTACTTCTCCGGTTCCTCCTCTTAGTATCCGAACCTGTGTTCCAGGAAGGAAAGAAACACTGGAATTTAGAGGGATCGTCACCGTCGTGGCCGAAGCCGAAAGCATCTCGACAGATCCATTGGAGTCCGTCAGGGCTATCGTGTAGCTTGCTGTCTTCTGGGCTGCAGTTCCTCCTCCGATGGAGACAGTCACAAAGTCTCCTACCGTAGTGATCGAGGATATTCCACCTCCGGTGAATCCTATCCCAGTAGCCTCTGAGGTGAGGGTTGATCCAGTTGGACCAGAAATAGCCACTGCAGGACCGGTTGGTCCAGTTCCCCCGAAGTAGGTCAGCTGGGTCCATGTCGATGTTCCATCTCCGATCTTTGCAAACCCCGTATCTAACGAGTATGCAAATTCCCCCTGAAGAAGGATAGGATTGATGCTGGTCCAGTTTGCTGTGGTGTCTCTTCTAAATTGTATTCTATAAGCCATTCTGCTTTGATATTTTTTATAACTGATTTAATAGTCTGGTTTGGGTTGGGAACTCACCTCCGACAATCGGACCGAAGAACTGAGCTGTTCCATTTTCCGAATCTCCTCCATCTAAAATGTCGCTAAAGTTGTTCTCCACAGAGACCTGCTTTAACCAGAAATTTCCGAATGTCGAATAGTTTCTAGTCTCACTCTGTGCCGATTTTTTAACGTAGTTGTTCTCTGTTCCAATGAAGTACAGGGTGTCGTTGGTCTGGCTCGTAGATCCATCGATAATTCTGACGGACAAGCCGGGCTCTAGAATTGGATTATTTGGAAAATTATTAGCCATTAGACAACTTTGATATTTCTGTATATATTCAACTTGGAAATTAATCCCAGTTAGAATAAACTAGAGTCTCCAGGAAGAATTGTGGTCTCGTCGGTGGAAACTTTCAGTCTGATCCCGGCCTGCATTAAATTTCCTCTAAATCTCTCGGTTGCAAGATCTTTCTGAGGGTAATAAGTCTCAACTGCAATCGTAAAAGATGTCTCGATCCACTTCTGGGTGTTAAGGTAGCTAAACTCTAACTGTTTGTCGTTCTGGTACTGTTCAGGAAATCCAACCTGGACGGGGACTCTCATTCCACCAAATTCAACGTTGAAGCTGTAGACCTTATAGAAGGTCTGAATAACGGACTGGAAGATCTTAAATGTGTCCAACAGGGTGTCCGCTCTAACTTTAACGTCGAAGGTCATAGCTAAAGGAATGGAGGTGGTGTAGGCAGAATAGGCCTTCATCTGACCCTGAAGGTCCTCCACATTGTAGGTTGCTCTAACAAAACCGTTTGTGAGGGATCCGGTCTCAATATTAACACCAG